TCGTCTTTTGTCAGTCCTCGCCCTGTTGGGATGGAAAGGGCTGGCGAATGGTACGCGATGTACGCACCTGCATGAAGAAGGACCCAATGTGCCTGCTCCCGATCAACAACGAGAAGTCGTTGCGGAAGTGGATGGGCGCAGTGGGCGAGTGTGGGCTTGCCTTGGTGCCGGGCATCCCTGTCATGCGGGAGTTTTATGGGGCGTTCATACGTGCTGGGCTCAAAGCCACAGACAAAATGAAAGCCCACGTGTTCCGAACCACGTCCATGAGTGAGCGCATCGCAGGGGCGAGTGGCGATTGGGAGCCAACCCCTGAATCGCGTGCGTCATTCTACACCATGACAGGCATCACGCCAGATTATCAGATTGCACTTGAACGGTACTATCGCACGCTTAAGCTGGATACATGTGACTTTAGGACAGGGGGCGATGGCGAGGCGGAGAATTTCCCCCCGCCGTTTATTGCTTGCCTGTAGGCACCGGTATTAAAACATGGTTCAGCGAAAGCGTCAAGTGGTTGTTAGCCTTCAACCGAAAAAGGCGAAGAGCAAGAATGGAAGCCGCCAGCCGCGCGCTGCCACCAACGTCACCGCCGTTGGTAAGGCACTCCGCGCACTGGGCGGGTTGGGAGGCACGTATGCAGGAGGATTATTGGGCAACCCGGCCCTTGGAGGTGCTGCAGGCACCGGATTTGGCGCCATGGTCAGCAAGTGGCTTGGCCAGGGCGACTACACCGTTTCCAGCAACAGCCTCATATCTAGCATTCGTCCGGATGGGACTGTGCCCTCTATGCACAAGGAGGGGCAGTCCATCATTGTTCGACACAAGGAGTTCCTTGGGGAGCTCACAGGGTCCACGGCGTTCGCTGTGAAGAAACGCTTCAACATCAATCCCGGCGACCCAGGCACATTTCCCTGGCTCGCGGCGATTGCCTCACAGTACACGGAATACAAGGTGCGGGGCATGGTGTTCCACTACGTGCCGACCAGTGGCACGGCAGTGAACTCCACGAACCCCGCCCTTGGTAGCGTCATGATCCAGACCAGCTACCGTGCCAATGAGGCTCCGCCGGCCACCAAGCTCGAGATGATGAACGAATACTGGGCAACTGAAGCCCGGCCGTCGGACCCATTTTGTCATCCAATTGAGTGTGACCCCAAGGAAAACCCCTTCAATGTGCAGTACGTTCGTACTGTGAGCGTCCCCAGCACCGAGAACGTATTAATGTACGACCTCGGTGTCACCACTGTGGCCACCACTGGCTGCCCTGCCGCCGGTAATGTCATCGGCGACCTGTGGTGTACGTACGAGATTGAGCTGAAGAAACCCAAGTTGGCAGCCATCAACACTGAAACGGCTGCCACCGCAACGTCGTACGCACAAGGCGCGCTGTCGAACACCGCACCTCTTGGTGTATCCACGTTCACCTCTATCCCCGGTGTAACGTTCACCAACGAGGGCATTTACTTCCCACCCGAAACCTCTGGCAACTACCTGGTGTCATGGACCGCTTATAATTTGAGCGCCACACCAACCACACCCGCTCTCGCATTCACTGGTGGCGCATCATCCATCTTTGGTGCGTATGTCAGCGTTGCCGGCTCGTCCAGTTTGAGTGTGTCCACTGTAGTGCGGATCACTCCTGGTTCGTCGTCAACTGCCGTGCGTGCGTCGGTTGCCAGTTGGGCCGGTTCCAACATCATTTCTTGCCTTCGCATCACAGAATACAATTCCAATGCGACGTTTTAGGCGACACCACTTGGTGTCAAGGCGGCTAAGTGGGTGCGCAAACCCCGCCTCTCAACCTGGAAGTGCCTCCATGCGTTCCGCGGCGCATGGTGGGTTACGACAACACTGGTGTGTGCTTTAGAAGCCTGTTATCCCTGCAGCAGGCCTATGGATTGGCACACTCTCGCAGGGGCACCCGAGGGGATGGCACCCCAATGACGTGCAGTAGGCCCAGTGTTGGCTAGACCTTGAAGCGGCCTGGACGTTGCCAGACGTCCGAGAGAGAACTGACAAGCACAAGCGTGCACACCCTGCGATGGGGTGATGGCGTGTAGAGATTGGTCCCCTCTGCACATGTCTGCGAACA